TGTTGTTGGCGGCGGTGGCATCTATGATGTCGAGTCTGACTCCGATGGTCGTTGGAGTGCTGAGAAGTTCCGTGGCTTGATGTTCCAAATCGAACGTGAAGCAAACGTCATCGCTAAGGAAACTCGTCGTGGTAAGGGTAACTTTATCGTCACGACTTCCGATGTCGCCTCGGCACTTGCCATGTCTGGTTTCTTGAACCTGACCCCAACTCCTAACATCAACCTCGAAGTTGATGACACTGGTAACACCTTTGCTGGTACTCTGAACGGTAAGATCAAGGTCTACATTGATCCTTACTCCAACTCTGGCAAGGACTATGTGTGTGTTGGTTACAGAGGAACTAGCCCATACGATGCTGGTATGTTCTACTGCCCATACGTTCCGTTGCAAATGGTTCGTGCGGTTGGTGAGAGCGACTTCCAGCCCAGAATTGGTTTCAAGACTCGATACGGTCTTGTCAACAACCCATTCGTGTCAGACGGAACCGACCGTTCCGATCCTCACAGTGGTGCTGCTGCTGGTAGAAACCAATATTACCGAATCTTCAGAGTTCTCAATCTCCACGGTGCGAGAGTCTAAGACTGAGTGTCTAACTCACAAGAACGATAAGGGGGGCGAAAGCCCCTCTTATCATTTACCTAAATACAAGTATGACTGATGCAAAAGGCTTTGACAAGAATCCATTCTTGGATTTCAAAGAAGAATTTACTTTTACAGGTGCTACCAAAGATTCAATCATGACGAGGGGATTCAATCTCCCCGGTGTCACCTTTGGTGCTGAAACATCAAAGCCAAATACACTTAGTCGCAAGCAGCCTGACAATGTAAACTTTTTGTATCAGAATTACTTCAGATTTCAGATTCAGGGATTTGATACCTTCAACTATTTTTGTCAAACGGTGACTCTTCCCGGTTTCGGATCACAGAGTGCAATCGAACAACCAACACGATTCACATCTCTCAAGATCCCAAACACAAAGGTTGCATTTGATAATCTTGAAATCGGATTTCTTGTAGATGAAAACATGTCTAACTGGAGACAAATTCAAGATTGGATGAAGACAATCTATTTGGTTGACAGTCACAAGGGAATTGAAAAAAACTTCAACAATCAGTATCGTGATGCTGAATTGATTCTTTTGAATAGCAAGAGCAATCCAAATCAGCACATCAAGTTCAAGAATGTATTCCCTGTTTCACTGACTGGTCTTGACTTTGATTCAACAATCACTGACTTGGCTCCTTTCACTGCGACTGCATCCTTCGCATTCGACACCTATGACTTCGTTGATCCCGAATCTGGATTTTCTCTCTGATTTTCTCTTGACACGCCCTTGACCATCTGTACACTACGAGTGTCAACGAGGAAAAGGGGAAAAAGGATTACATTATGGAACTAAGTGATATTAGAAAAATGGTAGAGGCCGACGCTCGGATCGATGACACGCAACTCGACACAGAATCGCTGCGGCTTCCCTCTCTTCATAACAAGTATTTGAATCTGTACCACGACTCAAAACTGCGTTTCGAAAAAGCAACAAATGAATACAATCGCCTGTATCGCCTCAAGTGGGAATACTACACAGGAAAGATGGATCAGGAAACACTGAAAGAGAAAGGCTGGGAGCCGTTTCAGCACAACATTCTGAAACAAGACATTCCAATCTTTCTAAACAGTGATGAAGATCTTTGCAAGAGAAAAGAGATTATCACATACATCAAATCAATTGTTGATTACCTTGAAGAAGTCGTGAAAGAGATTACCTTTCGACACACCAAGATCAAAAATGCGATTGAGTGGAGAAGGTTCTTGTCAGGTGGGTAAGATGAACAAATATCATGATTGCTTCAACGATCATATGGGAGATTGGAGCATCAATGACAGAAACATTCGTGTTCCATTACAAAAAGTGATTGAATTACTTGACGGGAGAGAACCAGAGCAAGTAGAATTCGAAAATATCGCATGGAAGGGAATGGACATTTCAAACAATGATGTGCGGTATGTTGTTCTTGATGAAAGGTATTACACATGTGACATTTCATATCCCGGTATACTGGTCAGGGGTGGACTGAATCCAAAAAAACTGAAATATCGAATGATTGACGGCGCACATCGTATGAGAAAAATGTTGAATGAAACATCAAAAACAAGTTCATTGTTTTTTGTTTTGACCAATGATGAATTTATGACGCTGGTAGAGAATCACGGAATTCAGGAAAAGGAGAGTAGAGGAATGAAATATATTGAAGAACGAAAAACTGAGTATCACTTTGGGTTTCCGGTAACCGTTTACAAATTCAAAAAACACGAAGAATTGAAGTTAGGATTACTTGAAGAGTCAACTGAGGATTTGATCACTGAATCCGACAATGACTCTTACTACAGAACAGATAGACAGACAAGAGGAATTTTGAATAGAGATCTTCCAAATATGGAGGTGTTGAAAAACGCATACAAAGAGGCATTGAAGCACTTCTATTATCAAGTTCTAGGAGCGGTTCCAGACTACCAACTTGTAAGTGAAACAATCAATAAACCTCTTCTGACCATACCTCAAATCACTCAATCTTGGGTTGTTCACACTAAGAAAATTGATGATCAATCCGAACGCAGACACATGATGATGCACACTCACTGGATGTCTCCTGTCTGTGGCTCATACTACCTCAAGAAGCCACTAGAAATTGTTGGTGGAAATCTTTTGTTTGAAAATCCACTTCTCAGTAATGATCATTCAGCGATCTCAAATACAGTATTGATGATTCGAGATGGATTGAGATGTGAAGGACTTCAAAGGACAAGTATGGTTGAAGTAGAAGAGGGTGATATCGTTTTGTGGACAGGAGTATTGCCTCACACGATTGAAAAGATTGAGGATTCAAGCATTGAGCGAGTATCTGTCATCATCAATTCTACACCTAAAAACATTTGTAGAGATGCAGGTGGTGGATACTTTTATCAACTAACTGACGCACACTAAATAATGGTGTATGTCAGATTATGTGATTGAGGACTTAGACTCCTGTAACATCAAAGTCCGATGTGAAAGACACCACGCAAAAGAGTTGTCTGATTTTTTCACATTCAAAGTTCCCGGTCACAAGTTCATGCCCTCCTATCGTGCGAAGAAATGGGATGGGCAGATCAAACTCTACAACATGTACTCACAGAAAGTCTATGCAGGACTTGAATCATACATCGACAAGTTCTGCAAGGATCGTGGTTACACACTGAAAAGACCAGATAGAACAAAAAGAAAATGGACAACAGACCACCTAGAATCGCTTCTGAGCGGTTTGAATATTGAAATAGGGGGGAAGTCTGTAAAACCACACGATCACCAGAAGGAAGCCATTCTACACGGCATGAACACCGAGAGATGTTTGTTGCTCTCACCCACGGGATCGGGTAAGTCTCTCATCATCTATACGCTCATGAGACACTTCATGAACCTCACACCAGAGGACAAAAAAGTTTTGGTTATCGTACCCACCGTGGGTTTGGTTTCACAGATGTTTCATGACTTTATCGAGTATGGCGGGGAAGGCTGGAATGCCCGAACGCATTGTCACATGCTCTACTCAGGAAAGGAGAAAGCAACTCGCAGTCGAGTTGTGATATCAACATGGCAATCATTAGCAAATATGCCCGAAGAATTCTTTCAGCAATTTGGGACTGTCTTTGGCGACGAGGCTCATCTCTTCAAATCGAAATCGCTGAAACAAATCATGTCCCGCTTGACCACATGCCCATACCGTATAGCGACAACCGGAACACTTGACGGACTACTGACACACAAGTTGGTAATTGAAGGTTTGTTTGGTCCAACAAAAAAAGTTGTGACTACAAAGAAGTTGATGGAACGCAAACTACTTTCTGACTTGACTATCGACTGCTTACTGTTATCATACAACGGAACTGATCGACAGTTCATGCGTAGAACACAGTATGCAGATGAGATAGAATGGATTGTGACAGACAATCGCAGAAACAAATTTATTTGTGACCTAGCGAAAAATACAAAAGGCAACACTCTCATACTGTTTCAATTTGTTGAAAAACACGGAAAGGTGTTACACGAAATGCTCAAAGATTGTGACAAACCAGTTCACTTCATCTACGGAGGAACAGATGTAGAGCAGCGAGAAAAGGCTCGCAAACTGGTTGAACAAACAGATGACTCAATCATCATTGCATCCTATGGAACCTTTTCGACTGGTGTGAACATCAAACGACTAAATAATATTGTGTTCGCGTCACCTTCGAAGAGTCGAGTAAGGGTGCTACAAAGTATTGGAAGACAACTTAGAAAGTCTGTCCACAAAAGCACCGCCCGACTCTACGATCTTGTGGACGATTTGTCATGGAAAAAATACGTCAACCACACGCTGCGTCACTTCCATGAGCGTAGAAAGATCTATGATGCAGAGGGCTTTGATTACAAAGTTATCAAAATGCCATTACAAGGAGAACGAAATGAATAAGATCCCCTTTAGAATTCTCAAACTGAAGAGCGGCGAAGACATCGTTGCACAGTTGGTTCAAAACAAAAAAGAAACAATCACAGTAGATCGACCGATGGTCATCAAAGTGATGCACTATGTTG